GAGCCCCTCTTCACCTACCAAAGCCATACCTCCGCTAAAACTGTCTACGCCGCGGGCGAGGGCTGGCATGGCCATTCCTTCCACAAAAGATGGCATGCCAATTGTCGAAATATTAATCCCAGGCAATCTATTTCCTTTTTCAATTAAGAAGTTAAGAGCTTTAACTGCCATTTTAACACCCGTTCTGAAGGGCATCGTCAATGCGTTGAACAAGAACACGGCTGCTTTCTTAAACATGCTCACCACCGTATCATAGTTTTGATATAGCAGATAAAAAGCTGCGCCGACGGCTGCTATAGCGGCTACAATCGCAAGAATTGGTAAGACAACAGCGCCGGCTGCAACATTAAAGCCCATGGCGGCAAGCATTGCTGTGCCATATGAAACTGCTGCAGCGACCAGAGGGCTATTCATTAACCATAAAGACGCAGCACGGGCCTTATCTAGTGCAATAAGGCCGATGATTTGTAAAGTTTCTATTTTGTCAAGCGCGATGCTCTTAAGCTTTGTAACATTTCGAAGCTTATCTAGTGCAATAAGGCCGATGATTTGTAAAGTTTCTATTTTGTCAAGCGCAATGCTCTTAAGCTTTGTAACATTTCGAAGTGCCATCATGGTGGATGAGGCGCTTATTGATAAAGTATGGGCTGCTGTGGCCATTTGTGCGGCAAACATTGCCACTTTCATGCCACCTAGAATGTATATCATCTTAGTGCCGTGTTTTTCAACAAATGGTACGATATGATCATCCAAAAGCTCTCTGAATTGTTTCACTAGAGGCTGCAGATCTTCTGCCATGGCTTGGAAAGATGCATTCATCTTGTCTAATGTACTAATTGTATCTTTAGCGATCTGATCTAGTTCTGCCTGAGATAGCGCCTGAGCTTCTGTTGACGTAGATAGCGAGTCCATGTCTCCTGACATTGCTTTTGCTAATTCATTTACATCCGCAAATCCGCCGGCGGCTGCAATGGCCTCTTTCTCGTAGTAACCCATGCTTTCAAACGCTCGACCAGACTCTGAAACAGCGTCAGTAATCATCTTCATACGCTTGGCTGGATCAGTCTCTGCCATCAGATCCATCGCATTTACAAAGTCACCGCCGAGCATTGCATTTAAAGAACCTACCTTATCTGCGGCGCCCTCGAATGTATCAAACTGCTTTGTAAAGTCAATAATTCTTCCCATTTCAAGACCTGTTGCCTTTGCGGCTTTCGCTACGTTTTTGAACATTCTTTCGGCGCCGTTGCCAAATTTCGCCAGCATCGGGCCGGCCTTAGAATATTCTTCAGCCATTTTCTGTGGCGCAACACCCAATTCAGTGGAAAAGCGCAAAAGGTCTGTTTGGGTCTGTCTTGCCTCTTCAGCGGTGGCGCCAAGAGACTTCATGGATGTCTCAAGACCGCTAGCAAAGGATTCTGCTGAAACACCCGCTCTCTCCATAATTGTAGAAGTTGAAATTAGGCTGGCTTGTGTGGCATCTCCAAGCTCTGTAAATTGGCTTGTTGTTTGGAACAAGGTCGAAATCGATCTGCCGGCATCTTCAGCAGTGACACCCATAAATTTTTGTGATTGAAATGTTTTATTTAGAACTTCGTCATAATCGTCCATACCACCTATCAACTTACGGAGTGAGGCCTGTTGGGTATCTACTGCGAAGGCTTGGTCGAGTGCCATAGTAATCAGGCCACCAATACCTTCTGTAAGTTTTGCCTGTGTTGCGTCAAGAGCCTGAGCCGCCATCTTCTGGACTCCTAGCTCTTCTGTAATGTCTTTGATAACATCTGTCAGAGTACCGCCTTCGACAACTGCGGCCGCAAATTGACCAGATAGGCCTAGTTCATCACCAATACCAGCCAAGCCTTTAAGGGTTTTGGCCATATCTTTGCTTAGATTAGCGGCGCCTTCTTGGTGAAGTATTTGAGCTTCTAAGACTTCGTTAATTTCGTTGAACGCATTACGCTTTTCATCAAGCAGTTCAACCATTTCTTGAGTAAGACTGCCTTCTGCCGCGGCGAGATCATTAATTGCCTCCTGGCGGGCTACTGTTGCTCTTTGAACCTCTAACTGGGCTTCAGAGGCTGCGAGAAAGGCTTCGGCTCGGCGTTGAAAATTCGAAACTTCTGTTTCTGCGATTGATTGCATAACTGCAGCACGGTTTTGCTCCGCTGAAATTGTCTTTTCGATGTCATCTAAAGATTTTGAAGAATAATCGGAAATCTTTTTTGCGGAGTCGGCTGTACTTTTCATACCGCGCTCCATGCGATCCATGCGATTTGCGATCTTGTCGAACGCCTCCTGCATCACCTGCGCGAGACGTGCTTCTTCTCTGGTTGGACCGGCCATCTATTTACACCTCAAATGGCCACTTGACACCCGTTTTTCGCTCAAAATCAGATACTCGACCTCTAAGGACTGACTTACTACGGATTGACCGTGGATTGTCAAGCCCATAAGAACGAAGTGTGTTCAGATAATCTCTCTCTGAACCCAATGCTCTCGTGAAGGCTCTTATTTCGCTTGGAGTACCCTTGATTCTGGCTTTTGGGGGGCCATGACCACCAAACATTCTTTTAAGGAGACCTTTTACTATAAAACCGAAAGAACGCAGAAAACTTTCTTTTAGCTCTGGGTCTCTCAATTGGTCAAAATCAATCACAATTTCTTCTAGTTTATCTTCGTTAATTTCGTGTTGCATAGTTACAGTATCCCTGTCGTAATTATAAATAGTGATTTGTAAAAAATAAAGCCGGGAGCATTACTCCCGGCTTTGATGATCTGTAGTTAACTTGCAAATTGTAAGGGTAGGTGTGAGGGGAGAGACCTTGTTTTATTTTCTATAAGCTTCTTCAACAGCTTTATTCTCGGCCTCTATTTGTTTTGCAAGCCTTTCTACAAACCATTTTCTAAGTCCTAGTGGTAAGCTGTATGCCTCTGTAAAGCTCCAGCCACCTTTGTATTTGAGAAAGAAAAACTGTTCGTAAACGTTTTCCATGTACTCATCGGTTAGGCCAAAAAAAGTCCGTCGTAAACGGCACCTCCAATTCTGAATTGTATCCACAGTGCATGCACTCAAACAACTGAGTCATATCTACATTAGGAGTGATTGCTTTATAAATAGTACGCAAAAATCTAGAATCCCTTGCTGGCATGTGATCCACGAAATAAGCAATGTTTTTTGGTGTACTATCGCCATTTACTGCTATGATAAACGTTCTCATTTGTGATGTAAGAGTGGGCTCAGCACTGATTCCGGCCCGCTTGTTCATACGATTGTTGCGAGTCATTAGTGCCTCGTCTTTTCCAGTCAGTAACTTTACCTTAACGGTAACATTTGACTGCGGTAGCTCAACGTTGTAGTATGAGCCTTCTCTAGTAACTCCTGCAAATCCCTCTGGTCGTTCTGTAACTGATACTTCAGTCAAATCAAACGTAGCCGTTGAGTTTTCCCCGCAGTGCGGACAAGTTACTTTTGTTGTATAATCACTGCCATAGCCTGACGAACGAGCAGCGACAAGAATAGCGTTCTTGTCACCAATGAGCATATCTTCTGGATTTACTCTCTTGTCGATCAGCAGGTTAGCAATCATCTTGTCTAGTGCTACGCCTTTCTTAAGCAAGGCCCTAGACGTAAGGATGTCCTCATCCTTGGCGGTCATTTGACGAATTTCTAGTGTTTCAACGCCATTCAGAACATGGCCCTCTGGGTAGAATTCGCCTCTTGAAGGTAGCTCCACAAACTCCGTTGGTGCAACAAACTGAAACGGCGAACCTGAGTTCGCTGGACCAGTAGCCTGTGTTACTGCGGGGGTTTCAGTGGATGCATCTTGTGCTGCGCCCGGTGTGGGCTGCAGTCGATCATCATTATTTCTTGACAAAAATCACCTCTCTTTTAACTTGTAATTGTTGGTTGTCAATTCTAACTTGAAGTGCTCGTGTGTGGGTCAGTACTACCATCGTCAGCCCAGTATTTCTTGGAACCGGGATTTCTCTTCCCACCGCTGGTGGTAGATGCACCTTCAGTACCGGGGGTTTCAAGCATAGCCCAGTCATACTGAAGCTCAAGTTCCATTTCTGTTAAGTCCTCAGAGGAGTAGTCCAGTGAACCGTAGTTAACTTTGGAAATAAAGGCATTGTGCAGTGTCCAGCGTTCTAGTGTCTGACCGTCCGCATCGATTTGGGAAATTGTTACGGTCCCAAGATTTGTAGTGGCCAAAAGCTTTGACATAGAAGTAAGGTCGTTAGCTGTACCTGGAGGATGGTAGCCCGCAGCTGTGATGATATCACTGAAGGTAGCAGCCATGTCAGGCGATGTGGGATCAACAATCTTCATGCTGATTGGTTGCCACGTGGTCTTGCCAGGAAACCTGAACTTATGGTTCAAGTAATCGTGTTCTGTAACACCAATCTCAAAACTGGGCTTGTCTACGGTCTTTGCGTACCACATAAGTGATCCGTCCGTAGTTGAGTTCACGTTGGAAATACTAACGTGAAACCTAAATCCTCTTTTTGGGTCTTTGCCAAGGGCCGAGCCTTTTTGTGTCCAGAATGCCATTTTATTTTGTCTCCTTACAATTATATAGCTTTGTTGTCAGATTTGTAGTCTTTTTTTCACCCTTAGTCATCGAAAGAAGCACCGGTGGGCATAATGTTGAAATCAATAGCGATGTATTCAATTGCTCTAGCAGGCTTAAGAAGAATCTTAGCATACAGAATATTCTGGTCGATCAAATCCGGGGTGGTAGTGGTTTCATCGAGAATCAGTCTGTATTCAGTTAGACCAAATTGTGCCTTTGTTGCCGCAAGAATTGGGTCAACCAAGCCTCGGAAGCGGAGCCAAGTCTGCTCGACGTTTTGGTCGAATAGTACTTGTGTCGCAACTCTAGAGATCTCCTTCTTGAGGAAAATCATCAAACGGCGAACGTTGACTCTATCAAGAGCACTTGGTGAAGCCTGAAGTGTCTTCTGTCCAAAGATTACTAGACCCTCGTTAGGGAACTTAGCAATTGGGTTAACATTGTTTTCGTAAAGATCGTCACGATCCTTGCGTGAAAGTCGCTGACGGGCAGTTATTACGGGAACTCCTGCTGAGCCGTCTGTAAGGCCGCCGCGGTTGAAACCTGCAGGGGCAAACCAGACTGCACTGGCTGCTTCTGAAGAAGCGAGGGTACCCAGAGCAACAACAGAAGGCGGAACCCAAACATTAGAACTGTTTCGGGTGTCGCGAATCTGAACCCACGGATAGTAGCATGCTCCGTAGCTTGTGTCGAGAAGGCGGCTCTTCATGCTGCTGACTGCCTGAGCTACACTACCTCTCCTGTTAACGTCAGTCGCGGTTGATTCCGTTCTTGGCGTGTAATCGTTTTCGATATCGATAATCGCGAGTGCATCACCGCGTTCCTCGCACACCTCTGTCATGTACTTAGTAAGTCCAGCTGTCTTGAGACCGGGCATTGAAATAAGATTCATTTCAATAAACTCAGGATCTGATACTGCGGTAATTGCGCGGTGTACTGTGTTGTATGCGTAGTTAGAATACTGGTCACCAGTTGCCAACTTAGCGTTGTTGAATGGCTCCATTTCTGTGATGTCTACACCATCGAATCCGCCGTGGAAGACTGTCGTAAATCGGTTGTAGCCAAGGTCAAGAAGTGCTGCTGAACCAGAGCGGGCTGTGTATGATGAGCCTGCGGCTGCAGCACCGAGTGAGCGAGAGCCTGAGACGTAGTTCATGCACTTAAGCGAATTATCGAAAGTTAGATCATCTAGTGTGAACTGGAATGATGGCTCTGTACCGCTTGATAGTGAAGCATCATATGTATCCTTGCCTAAAGCTTCATCAATAGGCAACAGATAATCAACTGTGCTTTCATCGTAGCTTGTTGAACCGGAACGGTTTGTAGATACTCCGAAATATGCATTTGTCTTGTCTGAAAGGCCTCCATCGAGGGAAGATGAACGCATCATAAGCGATGGGAACTGAACTGAACCTGTGAATTGGCCATCCGTTCTGAGAAGGCCGGATGTCGCAAGTGGGGCAGCGCGTGGGATGACGCCAAGTCCTGATAGCCAATATGCGTTACTCTGGGCGGCGGCATTGGAGTGGGTGGAGTCGAGGTGACGTGGAGAAGATGTGACTACGCCACCGATCACGGCTCTAATTAGCCTAAATCCAACAGGGCGTGGAGGCCCAAGGACACCGAATGGAAGCAGTGTAGGCTCTGCCGCACCATTGTCAACTACAGGGTCCATCACAACACGAATATGAGATGAATTGTTAGGGTTATCTCCATATTCCTTGAAACGACCATCTGTATCAGACCACTCCATGTACATATCACCAATTCTTCTTGCAATGTAATTTGGTGAATTAGGGTCAAGGTTACAGTTACTAAATCTCTCTACTACTTGTACTTTGTTATCGGTGTCTTTCAATGAACGAAGGACAACCGAGAATGTTCCATATGGTGTAATGTCTGCATTTGGACTAGCCTTGATGTCTTCGATTGACACCTTAAACTGACGCTGGGTTGAAGTTCCAGCTTCTAGTCCGCAAAGTCTGAAAAGCTTTTGCTGGTCTTGCACGCGGAAGGTGCTAGCAGCGGTGAGCAGATCCTGCCCAACGAACCAGCCAGTCTTACCGTTCTGGTATGGCATGTTTTGGTTGTGGAATCCATAGCTGCCCTTCTTAAGGCCGGCAATGCATGCCAAGTTTACATCATTAGAAGCTGCTCCAGTAATTACTGTTCTGACGCTCTGATCGTAAGTTTGGCCAAGCCAGTATGTCTCAACGTCGGCGGTGGGAGTAAACCTAGTGTTTGTCTTCTGTGGGTTTGTATTAAAGACCTTTCTGATGTAGAGGTCTGAAGACCTGTTAAAGTTAAAGTTTGTTGTGTGAATTGCAGTACCAGCGCTGTTGCGGATCACTGCCTTCAATTCATGGTGAGTCTGTCCACTCTTGATCAAGACTGAAGAACCCGTGGTTGGGGCGCCTAGGCGGTTGCGACCAGAAAGCTCAATTGAGCCCTGGTTAAGATACCAAACAGCTGCGAGAGTTCCGGGGGAGTCGCCTGCTGTGCCTGTTCCGCCGGGGATATCGACAGCCGAAGCAGAGTTGAACAAGAACAGTCCGTAAGCTCCACCACTAGAGCCTTCATTAGCAGCATGGCCCTTTGAAGTAGCCCATCCAGCAGAAGCGCCGGCGGCTCCAGTCTTATTACTGTTTTCGGTACCAAGGAGTCGCATGACGTTTACTGGTCCTACCTGAGCGGCGAGGTATGCCTGTGCAGCATATGCACCGTATGTAGGGCCGGCAATATTACCTTGCCTCCAGAGGTCGCCGCCTCTAAATCCACTAACTGGATTACCAAATGTTCTCACGTAATCTCCAAAAGATTCCACGCGAATAGGACGCATTGCGGGACCAAAGGGAGTACGACCAATAATTACCGGACCTACTGCTGGTGCAGCCGGCTCTCGGAATGACTGATCTACTTCTTTAATGAAAATGCCGGGAGAGACGAATCTGAACTTCTTTACTGACATGTTTGTTTAACTCCTTAAAAACTTTTTATTTTTCACAAAATGCTCGTTGCATATATTGAGCCTTATCGTATAGTAAATAGTAGCTGTTTGGCTCAATCTCCATTTTACTCTTTATAAAATTGACCCTTGTCTTCTTCGGGGTGTGGGTCTTCAAAAATAATACGCTCGCGTGGAAGGCGAACTTTGACAATGTTCTCCTTTTTGGCGATGAGGGGCCCTTCTTGGTTGTGCTCTTGACCAATAAGATATGCTAAAACACGAACTTCGAATTTTACAGTGTACATTCTCTCTTCTTCACCCAAGTCAGAAACATTGCTTTCTGTTGAAAATTCTTTAGGCATAAAGGCCTCATATATATGGCCATCCTTTTCAATTTCAAAAATACTCCAGTGGCCTGTCCGAGTCAAGAAAGGAGTAAGCATTTCATTAATGTGCTGCTGATATTGGGCCTTTAGCACAACAGAATAGTTTACATTAACGTATACAGGCATAGGAACTGTAAAGGTTTCATATACGATCTCTTTGTTCTCGACTGGGTAGTTTAATTCACCGTTACCTGTTGTGCCAAGTAGAGTGCCGTTGAGAGCGTCATACCTTCTGGCATTATTCGCTGACGCGAACTGTGAGGTTTTATCCTGTTTAATCCTTCTTGCAACAACCCACTCGCCACCATTGACAGAATCTAGCGGAGCGCGGGTGGCAACAATTTTACCGTGCTGGGAAGGATCTTTGTTGACAGATGTTTTTTCTACAGTGATGATCGGCATCTTGATTCTGCCTTCTGAGTCTCTGAGATCTTTATCGTTTTTGATCTGGAAGGCGCGCTCGGCAGAGTTCCAAATAACCGGTACCTTTTTTGCGCCTCCGTCTGTAGTGGCATAAATTTCTAGGCCATCTTCAATGAATTCAAACATAGCACGATCAACTGTTTCTAGAGTTGATGGAGCCATATATAAATCAATGAGTTCTTGCTCATTTTTTTTGTTGTTACGTACTGGACGAGCTTTTGGGGTACCAAGAATCTTAACTGCCATCGAAAACTCCCTTACGTGCTCTAATACACTTTGCTACAATTTCAAAGCGATGCTCAATTTGGCCAAACAACTGGTTTGGTTCCTCTAAAGTCACGATTTCGTAGTAAATATTACCATATAGTAGAAAGTCACCCTCGCGCACATATAAATCTTGATCTTCAGTTAATCTACGCTTGTGAAAATGAACTTTGATACTGGCGTCCTTGTCCAGTCCTACGCCGGCAGTATATTTAGTGGTAATTCCTTCGAATTCTACAAGAGCATGCACGCGCACTGGGGACAAAAACGTTTTTCTTAATGATTCGCCGTAAAGATCATGAAAGTTGGTATGTTCGATATCAATAGGGTAGTATACAACAGTTTGACCAATTACTCTTTCGATTAATTCGTCGTTTACCTGTTTTACTAAGTCTCTTTCGGCCTTGCCTGTAAACAGAGGGGGTGGCGGTGCAGCTGGTTGTGTCCATTTGTTGTCTTCGTCAGCCATTTACTTACCCCACATAAATCTTCATAGGAATTGCGGTGTTGATTTGGCCTGCAGCCTCCGCAATCTTGGCATCGTCTTCCATAAGTGCAGTGTATGTAAGCTGATCGAGCAATTCTTTGAGTTCTGTCCTTAATGCCTCTTGTTCTTCCTTTGCCTGGGCCAACAATTCAGAGTGGTTTAAGGTTACGCTCTCCCCTGGAATTGGAATTTGTGCAAACTTACCACGAATCTGCCCCAAGGTTTCTTTTGACAGGGCCAAGGCAAATCGACGAATCCATTGTTTACCAATAGCATTAATATTTTCATAAGGAACATTGTCAAATGGCGCTGTGTTTACGTTGTTGACACCATCAATACCAATTGTTCTATCATCATACTCCTCAAAAGCATCTTTTCGTACCGTAAAAGAGACCCACATCGTTCTGTGTGTCAAATCTGCCTGTGGCACAGGGTATAGCCTAAGTTTGTTATTGATTAATTCATATGAATAGTGCGAAGTTCTCGTATAAATTGAGTCTTCGTATGTCATGGCCTGCATTTTGTTCTGCCAAGTCGGAATAATCTCAAAGGTAGAGTCATCAGCAAACTGACCATAAGTGTTCATGTTGCCTACAACACTAACACCACCATAATATCCGTAAAATCTCCACATTGCACGAGGAGAAACATAATATACTCTACGAACTTGAACTTTGTTGTTGCCAACAAGGCCGTTAAAAGGCGAACTACTCTCCTGTGCTGAAGACGAGATA